CTCCTACTAAAGTAATATCTAAATAAAATTAGTCAGCTACCCAGTAATATCTGGCCCTGACATCCGAAGCAGCTACCCGCAGCCATGTGGCACTGCAATATATGAGGTAATAACAATGGCAAAACAAGTTCGTGGCTCAAGAGCCAATAAACCAAACGACTCCTTTGGAGTAATTAACAATCCAAACCTTTACAAAAATAGTTATCGTGAAGAGGTGGATAAAGAAGATGAAGATGACGAAGTACTAGCTCAAGACCCTACTCAAGAAGAAGTAGCTACTCAAGAGGAAAGTACAAGTTTTGTATCTAGCGAAAAAGAAGAGACACCTAAAGAACAGCATGATTATAAAAAACGTTATGATGATCTTAAGCGTCACTATGATCAAAAGATACAGGAGTTTAAAAGTAAGGAGCAACAAATGCAAGAGGTAGCTACTCAAAACAATGTTACTCTACCGAAAACTCCCGAAGAGTTAGAAAGGTTTCAACAAGAATACCCAGATGTTTACGATGTTGTTCAAACTATTGCATCTATGAAAGCAAATGAACAATCCCAAGAACTTAAAGGTGAGCTTGAAACAATTAAGGCTCGTGAAAAAGAAAGTTTGGTTAAGGTAGCTTACCGTGAGCTAAAGAGTTTACATCCTGACTTTGATAACATCAAAGGAGATGAAAAATTCTTAAACTGGCTAGATGAACAACCCGAATCAATTAGTGATGGTATATTAAAAAACAACACTAATGCTCGTTTAGCTTCTCGTGTGATTGATTTGTATAAAGCAGATATGGGAATCACTACGAAAAAAACATCTAAAAAACCAGATGTTTCTGCAGCAACAGCAGTTAAATCTCCTCAAGCAAGAGATGTAATTGGTGAAAAAGGTGGAGACAAAAAGATTTGGAAGATGGAAGAAATCGCAAAGCTGAAATCGTGGGAGTTTGAAAAACTTGAAAAAGAAATAGACTTAGCACGAGCAGAAGGGCGAATAACTCAATAAACTAACCTCAAATAGAGGAAGGATAATACAATGGCTTTTACTACAAGTTCAGGGTATGGAAACTTACCGTCAGGTAATTTTGCTCCCTCAATCTTTAGCCAAAAAGTTCTTAAGTTCTTCCGTAGAGCTTCGGTTGCAGAAGATATTACGAATACCGACTATACTGGCGAAATCGAGAACTTTGGCGATACTGTTAACATAATGAAAGAACCAACACTCACTGTGTCTGCGTACCAGAGAGGTTCTATTGTTAACCCTCAAGACTTGGCTGACGATCAAATAACATTGACCGTTGATCAAGCCAATGCTTTTGCATTTAAAATTGACGACATCGAAGAAAGACATTCACATGTCAACTTTGAAGCGTTAGCAACTTCTTCAGGTGCATATGCACTAAAAAGAAAGTTTGATGCAAACGTTCTACAAAACCTGTCAGATGCCGCTGGAATTGCAGCTTCTGCAGTGTCAGGTACAACTTTAACAAATACTGCTGCGGCAGGTGATATAGGAACAGCTAATGCTCCTATCAACGTTGAGACAGACGACAATGGTATCAATATGATGCTTGCGATGGCTAGACTTCTTGACGACCAATCTGTTCCTGAAGAAAACAGATGGTTTGTAGCACCTCCGATATTTTATCAGAAAGCTTTTCAAGCTGGAAATAAAATAGCTGAAGTAAATATAACAGGCGACCAAACTTCTGCATTAAGAAATGGTTTAGCAACTGTTGGTACTTTAGCAGGCTTTAGATGTTATAAGACTACTGCCTTAAATAGTACAGGTGGAACTGACCAAGTAACATTAGTAGATGGATCAGCTACATTAGCTACAGATGCTTCTGAAAATATTGTTCTTGCAGGTCACATTTCTGCTATGGCTACAGCGTCTCACATCGCTAAGACTGAAGTGGTACGTTCAACTGAATCTTTCTCTGACGTTGTTCGAGGATTGCATGTTTTTGGAAGAAAAGTCCTAAGACAAGAAGCAATTGTTCGTGGCGTTATAGATTTTGCATAAGGAGGATAATCAATGACTACTTTCGATTTTACCATCAGTGGTGGTGGAACTGTAGGGCATCCTGCTCATGCCCTTAGACCGTACGTTGTACAGTCTAAAATCTTTGACTCAGCAGACGAAAACCTTTCAGCTAACGACATCGTTAAGATGATTGACTTACCTGACAACTCCATCGTTCTTGGTGGTTGTTTGGATGTCATGGAAGCTGGTGGTTCTAGTTTGACGTTTGATGTAGGTACATCTGCTGACATTGACGCTTTCTGTGATGGCGTTGATGGAAATGCCGATGCCATCTACAACTTTCATCCTACAGCAGCAGGTATCAATATTGTTATTGCTGCCGATGCTATCCAAGTTAAAGCTTTGGGTGCAGGATGTAGTGCAGGTAGATTTAGAGTTAGTGCTTGTATTGCCGACTTTGGTGATCCAACTGCAATGGTTCAAACTGCTTCAGTTCAGACTGGTGTCTAACAACTAAACTTGAGAGGGCAGGGCAACTTGCCCTCTTGACAATTATGGAGTAACAATGTCTAGCAAAGGTACAATGAAAGGTCACACCATAAGTGGTGGTCAGAAACGCCCAACTAAAAAGGGTGCAGGTATGACCAAGAAAGGTGTAGCTAAGTACAGAAGGGATAATCCCGGATCAAAGCTAAAGACAGCAGTTACAGGAAAAGTAAAGAAGGGTAGCACAGCTGCCAAACGTAGAAAGTCCTATTGTGCAAGAAGTGCAGGGCAAATGAAAAAGTTTCCTAAAGCGGCAAAGAATCCTAACAGTCGTTTGAGACAAGCTAGGAAGAGATGGAAATGTTAATAGAAATTAATTTTAGAATATTTAAAGTATTAAGCAAGATGAGCAACAGTTTTTATAAACGTTACGTAAGAATGTTACATAAATCTCAAGGGAGAGTTTGATGGAAAATATGGTGTTAAATGCTTGGAATGATTTATCCTACTTAGAGGGTGCGTTGTTTACTATGTGGTTATTTATTCTGTACTACGGTAAAGTATGGATCGATAGTAGGTTTACTAAAAAGGGATGCAC